ATAAAGATAGTGGTTATGGCAAACAATGGAATGAGAAATATCAATTAGATTTAATTGGTAGAGAGTATTGTAGAGATAGGTCTATCGCTTGTAATCAAGAACAATTCCTTATGCTTAAAGAGTGGAAACAAGCTAAAGGACAATTTGTTATTGCACATAGAAACTGGATTTCATCTATATTAAAACAGATGAAAGAAATTAAGTTAGGTCTAAAGGGATATAAATATTTAGACGAGGCAATAGAATTATCTACTGAACTTGGTTTAAATATTTCTGACGCAGAAATAATCAGAACAAACTCAACCGGCTTAACTATCTACAATCCTAAAAATCTAGCTGATAGAATAAAAGGAATGAAGAACAAGAAAGAAAAATCAAGAGAAGAAAAAATAGCAGAAAGGGTATTGTATGAGAAAAATCAAGCAGTAAATTAACACTTGACGACCTATCCTATTAATGATAGGATAGGTCATTAACAAATAAAGGAGAAAGAAATGGAAATAGATCAAACATTTACAATCACATTCACAAAACAGAATGGAGAGAGTACAACTAGAAAAGCAAAATGGACAGATAAGTGTCAAGAGTTTGTAGCAAATGCCGGACACAAATGTTTAACTTTTTTAGATTTAGACGCAACTGAAAGATATGGCAAAGAACAATATAGAATGGCAACTGATAAAATAACTGCATGGAGTATAAAATGATTGCAAGTTTAATTGGAGTATTGGCCGGCTTTATATTAATGATGTTAGGTTTAATTTTAGGAATACATTCAGAACATACAATAGTTGGAATATTAGTAATGTTAGCCGGACTTGTATCAATGATTAATTTCTTACCTCATTATCAGGAGTATAAGGATGAGTAATTATAATTGGTGTCATGGTCCAAACTGCCATACTAACCACACACAATCAAGAGTGCGAGGGAGTGGCGATAATAAAGTATTGAGAACTATTAAAATTAAATGGGGCAGATATAATTACTCAGGCGACGAGCAACCTAATGTGTGGGATTACTTTTGTAATCAATCTTGTTTAATGGATTATATTAGAACTCATTTAACAAGTGTCATTGCCATTGCACCAAGGCGAGAGCCGCTCGAAACACCGATCAAGGTTGAGAAAGTACAAGAGAAAGACTATTACAATTATCCATATACTAGAACAAGAATAATAAGGGTTGACAATAGCAATGGATAATGTAGGATAACTATTATGGAAACAAATACAAATAAAAGAACAGAAGAAAGAAAGAATAGATTTACAGGACAATCTATTCTATTAACTAAACAAGAAGCAAAAAAACATGATGAGATATTTTTATATGAGATCATGGCAACGCTAGAAGATAAGACACTAGGCACAGGTGGCAGTAAGCATTGGGAATCTATGCGAAAGCATTTAGATTGGTTTCGTAAGAACAATGCCAAAGCTTACATGGTCTTGTTAGACTAATCTCCAACCAAAGGATCCGGCGACAAAATCGCCGGATCTACTTTTTCACACACACACAAATCAAATAGAGGTACCACTTCAGGTTGAAAAATTTCCGGCCGGCCGGACCCCCTACACCCCCTTTTTTTAAAAGGGGTCCCACTACTTCAGGTTGTATTGCTTGATTTAGAGAGTTAATGGTGGTAAATTCATTTTAAACATCGTAAAAGATGCAAAAATTTTAAAAAATTTTTTATGAATTTAAATAACGTTGATATTAGTGGGCTTCCAGCCGACATCAGAAAGCAATTTAGACAACTTCAAGTTTTATATGCTGAAAAAAAAATACAAAACAGGGCAAAAGACGATTTTTTAAGCTTTGTTAAGTGTGTTTGGCCCGAGTTCATTGAAGGGGCGCACCATAGACACGTTGCAAAAAAGTTTAATGACCTTGCAACAGGTAAAATCAACCGTCTTATTATAAATATGCCTCCTAGGCATACAAAATCAGAATTTGCGTCTTATCTTTTGCCCGCATGGATGGTGGGCCGTCATCCAAATTTAAAAATCATTCAAGCAACGCACACTGGAGAGCTTGCAATAAGATTTGGTCGTAAGGCCAAGCACTTAATTGATTCTCCAGAGTATAGAAAAATTTTTAAAACGACATTACAAGAAGATTCGCAGGCTGCAGGAAGGTGGGAAACTGCTCAGGGTGGAGAATACTTTGCAGCTGGTGTTGGTGGAGCGATCACTGGTCGAGGTGCCGATCTTTTAATAATTGATGACCCCCATTCTGAGCAAGATGCACTTTCAGCATCCGCAATGGAGAATGCCTATGAGTGGTATACGTCAGGACCACGTCAAAGACTTCAACCAGGTGGAAAAATTGTTTGTGTAATGACTAGATGGTCAAAAAAAGATTTAACAGGAATGTTATTGTCAAAACAGAAAGAAGCAAAAGCAGATCAATGGGAAATTGTCGAATTTCCAGCGATCTTGGACCACGGACCTGAGATGGAACCCGTGTGGCCTGAATATTGGAATTTAGAAGAATTAGAAAAGGTAAAAGCGACACTTCCAGTTGGAAAATGGAATGCACAGTGGATGCAACGTCCAACTTCGGAAGAAGGAGCATTAATCAAACGAGAATGGTGGCGAAAATGGGATAAAGAATATATTCCACCTCTACAACACGTAATTCAGTCTTATGACACCGCATTTATGAAAAAAGAGACTGCAGACTTTAGTGCAATCACTACTTGGGGTATATTTTTCCCAGATCAAGATTCAGGAGCCAATTTAATACTTTTAGATGCTGTAAAAGGCAGATTTGAGTTTCCAGAGCTAAGAAGGAAGGCGCTAGAGCAATACAAGTACTGGAATCCAGAATCAGTTATCGTTGAGGCTAAAGCTTCAGGATTGCCACTTACATATGAACTTAGACAGATGGATATACCAGTTATTAGCTTTACGCCGAGCAAAGGAAATGATAAACATGTTAGAGTTAATACATGTGCACCTCTTTTTGAGTCTGGAATGATATGGGCGCCAGAACAGAATTTTGCAGAAGAGGTAATAGAAGAATGCGCAGCATTCCCACATGGTGATCATGATGACTTAGTTGACGCAACAACTATGGCTGTCATGCGCTTTAGGCAGGGCGGATTAATCAAGCACCCCGAAGATTATGTAGAAGAAAAAAGAGCGCCTAGGAAAAGAAGTTATTACTAATGTTTAAATTTTTATTAAAACAATTTATTCAAAGGACTGGCAGAAAACCCAATTCCCTAGAAATGTTGCAGCTTAAATTCAAAGCTGCTGAACAAGCAGGAAAAGGCAAAGTTATTGAATTCCCAAGAGATAAAATTCCAGATTGGACTAAACCAAGACCTACTATAGGAAAAGGAGAAGTAACAGACATTGGTAAAAAAGCTCAAACTGCTAAAACTACTGATGAAGACAAATTTGTTGCTGAGTTCATGGCAAATGCCGATCGAGTATATTATAGATTCGTAAATGATACTTTAGTTAAAATACAAAAGGCAGATAAAAACGAACAATTACAAATAGCAAAAGACATTATTAATAGAAAAGGAATGTATCGAAATTTAGATGAACAAGATGCAGCTAAAATTTTAAAAAGTATAGATCAAAATATAAAACCAGTTGAACCATTAGCAGGTGGTGGTATCGCAGGCATGTTAGGTGAACCAACATACCAGGACGAAGAACATAGAGTGCCTTATAAAGATGCTGGCTTTACAGGCAGCCCCGTATATTTTCAAGATAAGCATGGTGAATATGATTTTTCAACAAGATATAATATGATGTCGCCTAAAGAAGGCTGGGATCAAATGATCCAAGATTATATAAATTCTACAAAAATGGAAGAAGGAGAATTAGGCAAACTTCCTCCTATTCCTCTGTCGGCATTAAGAGCAGGATTAGGTTTTATTTTAAAACAATTAGCAGGTGGTAAATTTAAGCAGGGAAGAAGAGATGTTTTAAAGTTTTTTACGAAACCTGGTAAATCAACAGATCTTACAAATAAAATACTTTATAAGAAAGTAAAGAAAAGATCTGATGATTTAAGTAAAAAAATAGCTGAGGAAATGAGTAAGTATTCTACTAAACATGCAGAAGGCGGCCGTGTTCCGTATCAAGGAGGACTTAAAGTATATCCAAAAATAAAAGGGTCTAAAAAAGAAATAGGCCTAGGTGATGGTTCTAGTCAAACTCTTCAAGACCTATTTTATGGTGGAACCATAATGGGTGAAAAAGATGGTCTGTATGGTGGAATAGAAGGATTAAAAATTAAAAATAAAATAGATTTTTTGCAAGATAATAAAACATTATTTAAAGATACAACAGATGATGAAATAATTAATTTTATTTTTGGTAAAAAAGGTAAGTATGGTGATATTAGAATTAAAACAGATAAAGATTTTGATAATAAACAAATAACTTGGAATATGACATTTAATGAAGGTGGAAGAGTACCTTATAAAAGAGGTAAAAAAGTATCAGACCTATTAGGTTTTATACGAAGTAAATTTGGTAAAGACGCAATTACAACAGCAGATAAAATTAAAAGATCTAAAAAATCACTAGATATTGAAAGTACAAAAGCAGCTTTTGATAGATTCAATAATAAAGTTGCTACACAAGAAGCATTAGCTAAAGGTTCTGAAAAAATGGCTGGTCCTATTAAACACACAAAAACAGGTCCATTTGATTTTCTTGAATCATCAGACGCTACAACATGGCTTAAACAAGAAAAATTTTTTGATCCAAAAGCGTTAGATATATATGGTAACAAAGTTCCAGCAAACTGGATAGCTAAAGAAAAGAAAGATGCTCAAAAATTAATAGATGATTTAGGTCCTTTAAACGTTTCTCCTAATCATCCTAACTATAAAGATATGAAAGCTATCAGGCAATCAGCTAAAGATAGACTAGAATCAATTAAAGTTACCGAAGCATTAGGTGGTAATATTAAAATGCATGACTGGTTAAGAATGAATAGAAAAAATATAAAAATGAGTGACTATATTAGAAAAGCAGATGCTCCTGTTGTTAAAGATGAATTAAGTGGAATTAAAAAAGCTTTTGTACAGGAAAAATCATCTCCTTGGTTCAAGGACCCTAAAATTCTTACTCCAGAAGATGAATTAAGAAAAGAATTCCCAGGAATCTCGGATGATTTAATAAATAAAATTTTAACAGATAATAATCCTCAAAGAATTGCAGAAGTTAAAGCAACATTGCACGAAGCAATGAAGATGCAAGAAAAAGGAATGCCTGTTGAAGAAATTATAAATATATTTAAAAAGAAACCAACTAAACATGCATCAGGTGGACTTGCAGGAATGTTAGGCGAATGAACATACTAGATTACATTAATAGAATTAATGAACTGTACGGGAACCAGGAACCACGGAACATGTACAGTCAAGGCCAACTAGTAACACCCAATGTTGATGGATCGAGACCTGGGTATAAAGGTACAAAAGAAATAGGTTCTGGTAAATTTAGCATAGCTGATAGAAATAGAGCAACTAGAATAAAATATCCAAAATACAATTCTTATTTAGAGTTATTAAAAAAAGAACCGACAAAAGCAAAAAATGTAATGGCTATTCTACAGTATTCTTCTGTATCAGGATCTAAAATAAAAAAGAAAACTCATTTAACTCGTTTAACAAAAATTCAAGAAAACAAAATATTAGCAGAGTTTCCTGATGCTGTTTTTTCTGACGGACAGAAATTTGGTTTTAATTCAACATCTGATCAAACAAAATTTGTTCAAGTAAAAAGATTTATAAAGAGAGGATATAAACCTAAATTTAAACAAATACCTGAAAAAGTACAAAAAGAATTAAAAGAAAAATTTTCTCATTTTAAAGATTGGGATTTTAAAAAATATAAATATGGTGTTCCTGATTCTGCAACGATAAAAGAAAATAATCGATTAGCTCAAAAAGTAAAAACCTATATTAATGATCCAAAACCATGGAAATTTGGGTTTTCACTAGATCAAAAAGGCGGATGGTTGACAGGTCAAATGTATAGAGCATGGGAACATGGTAATACTGATTACGAGCCTAAATATAACAAAAATGGTAAAGTTATTGGAATGTATGAAAAAGGCAACCTGTATTATGCAAATGAAAATGTTGCACCTTCTAAAAAAGCCAATTTAATTTTATCTCACCCTGAGTTTAATAAAATTCAAAAATTTGTTGATGTTGCTAATGAAGCAAAACTACCTTTAAAAAAATTAGGTGATTATAAAAATACAAAATCTTTATTAGCTTTGTTTCCAGAGGGGTATGAAAAAATAAAATTTTCAGATTTAACAAATTATCTTTATAGAGAAGCAGGTGCAGATGTAACTAGAAATGCAATTGAAAAACACCACCTTAAAGCTTTATCAGATATGGGTTCAGCAACAGATGCTAAAAATTTACAATTACTAAGACAAGATTTAAACACTTTAGGAAATACTATTGCAGAACAAATTAAAAAAGGAGATTTTTCTAAAGTTGCAGATTTAGAAAAAGCTGGAGTTAAAATCACTGTTGATGGTAAAACTTATGGTACAGGTTTCCAAAATCCTAGAAGACAGCTGAATGTACTTATTGGAGAAACTACTAAAAAAATTCAATCATTAGATGAAAAGAAACTTATTAAATTATTTAGAGATCTTTGTCCTAAAGGCAAAGCATCAGGAGGCAGGATTGGTTATCAAGGTGGAACAGCAGTTACAGGAACTTTACAATGTGGAATTAATCAATTTAATAAAAATATGAAAACAGGAAATGCTAACAGTGCTTTGATGAGAAGAATTTTAGCAAATGGAGGAAATATTTTAAAAGAAGGCGCTAAATCATTAAACCCAGCTGATTTACTTAAACTTAGAAATTTAATTGGACCACAGGCTCTTGGATTTTTTGCGGGGTGGGAGTTAGGTGAAATTACTACTGATAATCTTAGAAAAGGAACACCTTGGAATGAAGCATTTGCAAAAAACTGGTTAACTAAATCTTTTATGCCTTTCACACAAGAATTTGCAAAACAAAAAAATTTATTACAGTCTGGAAAGTTGAATACTGACGCACAACGAATCTATGCATTAGATATGATGAAAGCTGAAAAACTTTGGAAAGAAATGGATAGAATAGAAGGAATGGAAGCGGGTCAAATATTAGATCAAAGTGGTTATGGAATGATAGATGGAAGTCCAGTAACAAGTCAAGAAGATATAGATGCTGCAAAATCAAATGTAACTAGAATAATAGAAGATTTGGAATCTAGAGGTTCATTGGAAAATACTGGAGTGGAAATGGAAAATATAAAAGCGATGGAGGAAAAGGAAGCTACTGAAATGGCTAAAGATGACTGGAAGCCAATTAGACATATGTTTTCTGATAATTTTTTAGAAACTTTGGGAATTGGAAAAGGTTTTGAAGATCCTTTTGAACCAAAAGTAACTAGAGGAAAGCGAATAGCGAGAGCAGGAAAAAATGCAATAGTTGGACATAAAGTAGATTATTCAAGACCATCTTATATTGAAGCTGATACAACACCTCTTAATAAAAGACAATTACAAGAAGAAACAGAAATTTTAAAACACTTAGGATATATACATCCTATTAGTGGAAAGATGCCAAAATGGTATGAAGAAGAACTTCAACAAGATGAAAAATGGCGTCAGTTGTTTAAACAAAATCCAAGTGGTTTATTAGGAACTCAATATAATGCAGATGGCGGCAGAGCAGGTTATATGGGTGGTGGTATAGCTGCAATACGTAAACCTCATGCAATTCCACCTGAAAAAGGGGGCTTGCGTTCTATAATGATTAATGGTAAAAAATCCTAGGAGTATAAATGGCAGATATAGATAAATCACTCCCGAACGTTCGACACGAAGTAAAAATTCCTGGTGCACAGGAAATGACTGATGTCAACATTACGGAGCAACAACAAAGACAACCTGTAGAAGTAACACCTGATGAAGAAGGTGGTGCTACAGTAAATTTCGAACCAAGTGCCGTGAACCAGGCTCAGTCAAACACGCACTTTGATAATTTAGCAGATATACTTCCAGAAGAAGTTTTAGATCCCGTTGGAATTCAATTAAGACAAAATTACACAGACTATAAAATGTCTAGAAAAGATTGGGAACAATCTTACACAAATGGTTTAGATCTTTTAGGATTTAAATACGATAATCGTAATGAACCATTTCAAGGAGCAAGTGGTGCTACTCACCCAGTTTTAGCTGAAGCTGTAACACAGTTTCAAGCTTTAGCTTACAAAGAATTATTACCAGCAGATGGACCCGTTAGAACTCAAGTTATAGGATTATCTAACCCTGCTAAAGAAGCTCAATCACAAAGAGTTAAAGATTTTATGAATTATCAATTGATGGATCAAATGAAGGAATATGAACCTGAATTTGATCAAATGTTATTCCATCTACCTTTAAGCGGCTCTACTTTTAAAAAAGTTTATTATGATGAACTTTTAGGAAGAGCCGTATCAAAATTTATACCCGCGGACGATCTTGTTATCCCGTATACAGCTACCTCATTAGATGATGCGGAAGCAGTCGTTCATGTCGTAAAGATTTCAGAAAATGATTTACGAAAACAGCAGGTCAATGGCTTTTACTCTGACATTGAATTAACAAAACCAGTGTCAGATGTGAATGCAGATAAAGTCGTTGATAAGAAAAGAGAATTAGAAGGAACATCTAAATCTGTAAGAACAGAAAGCATGTATACTCTTTTAGAGTGTCATGTTAATTTAGATTTAGAAGGCTTCGAAGATGTTGGTCAAGATGGTCAGCCAACAGGAATAAAATTACCTTACATCGTTACAATCGAGGAAGGTAGTCAAAAAGTTTTGTCTATTAGACGAAACTTTGCGCCCAATGATCCACTAAGAAATAAGATCCAATATTTCGTCCACTTCAAATTTCTGCCAGGACTAGGATTTTATGGCTTTGGACTCATTCATATGAT